CTTTTGAATGTTTCACGGGGCAATAGTAGCACCGTTTGAAAAAGGCACTTATTCAAAAAAATCCACAAACGAGAGGGCGCGCGGTTTCCAGGCCGGTCCGACTTTTCACTTTTCAGCCACCCCCCCGTATCCGTCACCAGACGACCTTTTCTCAGCCTCTGCGGCGCTCTTCTCTTGATGGTGCCTGTAGCAAAGCCACTGCCGGTTCTCGTCGCTCTCATGGCCTCCTAGATGCAGCGGGACGATGTGGTCTAGCTCGTCACCGAATCCGACAAGGCCCTGACGCTTGCACTCGGCGCAGACGCGCGGGTTGTCTCGCGTGAATTTCTTCTGCAGAGCGTATAGGCTGTTCCCAGTGATGCGCTTCGTCCCATGAACACTTCTCACCTTGTCTTGCTTAAGCGATCCGACGCGCGGCTTGACTGTCTTCATTCCAGTCATTTCCGTTTCTTCATAATCCTGGTTTTCCTGCGAAACAAGGCGGCCAGCCTGATCAGGTATTCGTCGTCGTAGCGACGGCTTCGCGGAGCCGACTTGAGGAAATCAAGCCTTTCCTGGCCATACCGCTCGACGATTCCGCGCTCGTGCTCGGCAACCATCCCGCCTTCTCGGTGATTGCACACCGAGCACTGCTTGTTGATGTTGCGTAAGTCGAAGCGCAGGAATGAACTACGGCCGCGTGGAATGAGGTGGCCGGCGTGCCACTGACCGTCCCATGTCGCCGGCTTGTCGCAACTGATACACCCATGTTCATGGTCACGGACGCGAACGTAGGCGTTGATTGCGTCCTGAGCCTTGCTTGCTAGATACCCAGGGCGAAGCCTGGCGAGCTTTGCTTTGACCGTCTTTCTGTCGGCTACCTCGGCGATGCGCTCGGCTTTGGCTCGCTGCTTGCGTTGTTTCTCTATGGTTTCGAGCGCGAATGTCGTCTGGCACTCTGGAGAGTTGCAGACTCGACCGGGCTGCATTGAGCGGGATGGCTTGTAGAGGGTTGAGCAGTAGCGGCAGCGTGGCATGATGTAAAAGTTGGCTATCTCTGGTGTTATGCGGCGCGGGCGCCGTCTATCATGCGTTAGATAGCACTTCCGCTCTCCGTAAAAATGTTCTTGAAATATCTTGTTTTGTGTGTATAATACAAGTAATGGAGTAAGCGCAATCGCGCAACTGGCACCTCGCAGGATCAGGGGTAAGGAGCAAAAAATGGAACATGCGAGCGACGTTACCAAGGTCTACACCGTCACCCTCCCGAACGGAAAGCAGCAGATGTTCGAAGAAACCAAGGAAGGAGTTTTTTACGCCGCCACCTCCAACCGCGTCCAGAACTTCGCCGCAGGGCTTGAAAAAGTAAAAGCGATGGGCGGAACCGTCGAAATCAAATAACTGTAAGAGGATGCGGCCATGAACCATGACAATCGTGGCCGCCTTACCGTCGATCTCGGCGGTAATTGGCGGCTCTACGCAAACAACCTCCCTGTCTCTGGAAAAGCCATTGGCCTTGTCACCAAAGACGGAATGACTGGAGCGTTGGTGCATATAGGGAGCACTGGCGTGTATGTCCGCCTCAATGCCGGAGCGATGGTTGCGCTTCCGCAGGCCAAAGTACATGCCGCAATTGATGCTGCCCGCGCCGGGTCGCACGGCGGCCCTGGTCGTGGGCAAGGTCTCAAAGCCGCCGACGGCGCAACGGGCTTGGAGCGTAAAAACGTCAGTCTCGACGCAGAAAGCATTGCAGTACTCACGGCCTTCGGTGGCGGTGAGTTGTCTCTTGGTATTCGTCGGGCTGTTGCTCATCTTAAGTCCTCCGGCGCTCTCTAACTATCGCTTCCAGCCGACGGCCCTGACGGGCCTCGGCTGAAGCTAGCGTTGGGCGGCACAATCGGAGCGTCGCTCCACATCGCGTCATCGCTGGCATTCGAAAGCCAAAATCCATCCAAGTCATCCTCGTCCTCGTCGTGGCCAATCATGCCGAGCGTGTACATCAGCCCGTCAGCGCCGCCGTTGAATACAAAAACCGGCTGCAATGCCCACGAACCCGGAAGCTCATACCAATACCAGCCAGGCGCCACGGGTTTGTTCTTCGTCATTTTCATGTTGGTTCCTTTCCGGGCGTCATCCGCCCAACATTTCAGTCAACGCGGACCTTCGCGGCTACGCCGCTCGGCCCGTTACTGCCAGCGTTCGGCGTCACAGGTAGTAGGCCCGCTTGCACCGTAGCGGCTTACCAACACCGACAGCTTCGCCACGCCTGACTCGCTTCCAGAACTCGATCCCGTTGTCGTCATCCACCGAGAAGAGGATGGAGCGCGGCATGGCCTTGACTGCGGCCTTGACGGCTTCGATTGCCGCCGCTTCTTTCTCGGTGATGGTTACTTTTTTATTTGCCATTTCTTTTCCTTCTTAGTTAAAAGTGCCGCCGAACACAGCGGTCGATGTCGCGCCTTTCGGCGCTGGACCTTCGGCAACTGGCGTTGCCTCGGCCCATCACCTAAGCGTTAGAAGGCAAAGCCCTATCCCGCGCAAACTGGATCAGCACGCACATTGGCTCCATCGGAATGTTCTGCGGCTTCCGCTTGCCGTTGCAAATTTCGCTTATGACACGCTCAAGCTCATCGGCAAATTTCAGCGCCTCTTCATCTGTGGGCGAGTGTTCGCATCCAACTTTCATTTTTCGTCCTTTCTTTGTGTTGACCGCAGCACTTCTAACACTCCGGTCGATGTCGCGCTTCGCGCTGGACCTTCGGCAACTGGCGTTGCCTCGGCCCATCACCTAAGCGTTGTGCCCCACTACCACGAAGCCGAGGCCGCTATGCCTGAGTGCGTCCAGGTTGTCGCTGCCGTAGGCCACCAGTGCTATCGGGGCGCCGCTGTTGAATGCCGCCCGCCGTCCGTCCACGTAGTGAAAGTGCGGGCGCCCTTTGAGGAACAGAACACCGTCTGCCGATCCCCATACCGTTTCGTAAAACATCGCCATCTCGGTGCGCGCCGGTATCAAAGCAACCCCGTTGCCGTGGTCGCGCATTTTCCGCAACCACTTCACCGACTCGCGCCCGAATGGCGGGTTGCACCACACCCGTCCAGCCCAGGGCAGCGCAAGTCCATCGTCCTGCACCGTGTAGTGCCGGGCCGCTGTTTCCCACGGCCGCACCACTGGAGCGCACGGGTCGAGGTCAAACGCTCCGAGCGCCCGCAGGATCTCCGGCGGCGTCAGCCATTCGTCGTGCCCGCCGTTCTTCTGGTGTGCGCTCAAACCCATCTATCAGCCCTCACCCACAAACGATTCCGCCATCTCAGCAATCTGCTCTTCACTGAGATTCGGCCAATACCGATCAGCAATCGTCCGGCAGATTCCCTTTGCCGCTTCCTGGTACTCGCCCTCGTCCAGCGACTCGAACGACAGGCTGCGCGGGATGAACTGGATCAGCATTCCGTAGCCAGGGACGTGAATGCCGATTTCCTCGCAAAACACCTTTCCCTCAATTTGCAAACGTTTAATTGCGCGATGCGAATCGAGCCCTGAGAAAGCATCGATGTTCGCCACGACCAACTGACCGATGCGATGCACTAGCCGGTTGAACTTCGGATTGCGCGGCTTCACCAGCTCGGCAGCAAGCAAGTCGCCGACGTGGTAATTCCGCTCGCGCAGCTTCGACGCGGCATAGTTGTCCGCAGGGACGAGGCAGCCACGATCAACGCGGAGGTAGATGCGTTCGCGCTTGGTCATTTCTCTCCCCTCGCAAGATCCTCTGCGATAAACGCCGCCAATTCATCAACTGTCGCCACCGTCCGCATTTCCTGGCCGACGAACCCGATGTTCAACGGACGCTCGCCGAAGTGGTTTTCACACCACCATGATTCGAGCGTTCCAAAATCCCAGCCGATTTGATCCGCTACCTGGCGCGTGTAGGCGCTCATAAGCCCATAGACGGAATCACCGAGCGGGCTTTCGACCACCGGGCCGGCGACTGCTGCAAGCTGATCCATGCGCTCTTCGCAGAGCTGCATTGAGGTCTGCCAGGCGGTCAGGATGTGGAGGATTTTTGTTTCGGTCATGCTTGGCCAGACTCTTCAATGCGCCGCTGCTTCCAGGCCGCTCGAACGTCATCACGCAACCTGTCAGCCGCTTCCTTGCCGCGATTTTTCTCGACCTTGTCGAAATACTCTGCGGCCTTGTTCCCGTCCGGGTAATACCGGCGCATCACAGACTTGATTTCGTAGCTGTGAAGATCGTCGGCGGCCAGTGACTCGGCGTTATCGACGCCGGATTCCTGCATGATCGCCAGGCGCTCGGAATGGTGCTCGACCATGGATTCGAAGAGGTCGGTCATGCCTTCCCCCGGTACGATTCCCAATTGAACGGAATAACATTTCCGCCATCCTCTTTCATGCGATCAAGGACGCGCTCGCCGAGGAAGGCAAAAACTTCGTCGGTCGATAGGTTCGATAGCAGCAGACATGATTTACGCTTCTCGTACCGCTCGTTGAGAATGTCGAACATGATCAGCTTTTCTGTTTCGCTACCGAACTGAACACCAACCTCGTCGAGGATCAACAGATCGGGCTCGACCAGCGCAGCTATCGCGCCACTTTCAGTCTGTCCGCGATTTCCGCCCCACGTATCTTTTACACGGCGGATTGCCCGCATGACGGTGCAGAACAGAACTGAATAGCCGTTCTCCATCAAAGCAAGGCCGATACCGGCGGCCAGGTGGGTCTTTCCGGTTCCGGGTTTCCCGACAAACACCGCGGATTGGCCGGTGATGTACGCATGCTTTTCGAAGCCTGCCGCAAAGCTTTTGGCAAATTCCAGCGCGCGCTTCTTGCCTTCGCTGTCGGCGACGTAATCGGACAATTTCCGGTCACGGAAACGGTACGGAATGCCAGATTCGCCAAGCTTCTGCTCCCAGCGACGACGGCGTTCTTCTCGGTCACGCAGCGACTTTTCGGCATCCTCCTTTTCTTTCCGAATCTGTTCGCACACCGGGCAGCGCGACCAAATCGACCCGAATACATTGCGGCTTTGGTAGTCGCCGTGATGCTCGCAAGTCGCTTCCTTGGTCTGCAAAACAAGCTTGTCGATGGCGTTCATAGCTTTCCTCCATTGCCGTAGTCACGGTCGGCAAAATTGTCTGGCGCAGGGGTCTTGCGTGACGACGGAGCGCCTTTTGGCGGCAATGCGGCGGCTAGCCACTCAAGCGGCTGCAGCGGCTTTTCCCGGATGCACTCCCGCAGCTTGTCGATCAGCGCCTGGTCGCCGTTGGCCTTGCGAAGCCCGCCAAGGAATGATCTGGCCTGCTTCTCAGCAGTGCCGGCATTGGTCAGCAAGGGGACGCCGTAGCCGAAAATGATTTCGTTCGGGTCAGTAATCTTTGGCGGCTCGCCGCCCGAAGCTTTAGCTTCGGAACTAACCGAAGTAGAAGAAGAAGAAGAAGGGGGGGGTTCTTTGGGGGGTTCAAAAACCCCCCTTCCTGATTCGCAAAGGGGGGTTTCTTCGGTGGTTTTATGTTTCGACGGACGACCGCCTTTTGATCCGAAAGAAGCCCCCTTTTCCCCGTGCTCCGCGCCAAATTGTCCGCCAGATGCGCGCTTGTTCCTTACCTCTTCATCGCGGACCATGCGCCGGCTATAAATGACGCCTTCTATTGTCTGAGAAGGAACTCCAGCATCAAACAGTTCGGCAAGCAGCTTCTTGCAATCCTTCTCGCTGACGCCCGCCAGGCGGCCGATCTGCGCTGCGGTCATCGCCTTGCCATTGACGACCAGATGCCCGTATGGCTCGCACTCATGGGCAATGCACATCATCTCAACCCACAGGCCGCGAGCCGCCAGAGAACAGAACTGAAGCGCTGTGTCTTTGCGCCAATCTGACGGGTAGAATTGAAAAGACGGGCGCTTCATTGGTCGTCCCTAATGCGCGACTTCCCGCAGCAGTTGCAAACAAACCCAGCCTTTGTGTGATCTCCGGTCGCCTCAGTCCGCATCTTTTCGCACCGGATGCAGCGGCAGCGCTTTGGCGTTGATGTCACGCCGATCATCTGACCGGAACGGCGCTCGGTGTTTGCTCTGAATTGATGGTTTGCGACTGGCTCGCCGCGGGTGTAGAGGCTCATACCTCGTCATCCTCCTGCCCGGCCCGGTAGTTCTCGAAGAACTTGTCGGCAGCGATCAGCATGTAGATCACGGCACAGGCGCCGATGCCGCACCAGAAAACGATGGCCAGTTTGATTTCATCCATCACTTCATCCCCATGAATTTGAGGTCTGCTTCGACCTCGTCAGCGGTTGCCGAGAATTCGTAGATTCCGACAAGATCAGCGGGGCGCTTCGTGAGTCGCTTCTCGCAGAGTGCTGTTCCGTGCATCGACCACTCAATGCTGTCTCGGTCAGGCGTGACGAAAACTGCTAGACGGATCGGCTTTGCGGCGCGCTCAATCTTGTCGATCACTTTTATTGCCGCGGCTTTTGCGGTGGTCTGCATTTTTCTTTCCATAAAACGTGATTGTCAAATCCGAAGAAATTAGCCAGCGCCCTGATCTTGCTGTAGCCTGGATCGTTGATTTCTCGGCGCGCAATTTTGGAGATAGTCCGGTAAGACATCCCGGCGCTCGCCGCAACTTCCGGCCAATCGCCCTTCGTGTCCTGCAGGCGCTCCATAACGAATGTGTACATATCCATGGCTCGAACTGTAGTACCACTTAAGGGTTTTTGCAAGCCTATAACAAAATAAATTTATTTTTTTCACAGAACCCAAAAAAAGGCTTGACTGCACCCTGAAGCGGGTTCAATATTCACCCATCGACGCAGCAAACGCATCGAATGTTCTTTAGGCAGCATCAAGCGCCACCCAGCCGCAGAACAGCGCGGCGCGGTACAAGATGGTAGTAGCAAGACACGCAAAGCACATCCACGATGCGGCCGAATGGGCGGTATTCCGGAGTGATTAACGCAGAGGACTGGACAAGGCGAAGCGTGTTGGAGAAGTAAGGCGCCTTGGCAACAGGGCGCACATTCAAACCGCCTCGAATAGACGAGACGGAAGCTAGCGCCTGATCGGACTGACATGCGTAACCGTGAGGCGGTTTGAATGTGATTGTGTGAGTTATCCGGAATTTCCGGACTACTGGAGCAGACATGAGAAATCCGAAAAAGCCGCGTGTCCGCTACGGAATCCTTGACGACTTCGGAGAGGTGATCCGCTGGTCGTGGGACAAGCCTGCAAAGTATTACAGGTTCATCACGGAGCGCGTGAAGCAGAAGCCGGTGGTGGATTGGGCGAACTTTGAACCGGCGTTGTTTTGACAACGGGCTCTGACGAACAACCAAAACGCAGGAGAAAACATGGAGCAATTCGACAAAACCAAAGCAAAGGAGTTGGCCGATCGCATCAAGTCAGCGCAGGCCGATCTTTCGCGCTACCTGAAAGAGTGTTTTCCGATTGGCGCTCCGTGCAGCGCCATGATCATGATGGGACAGAAGACCCCAACGCTCGGGGTCATCGCAGGCGTCCAGCCGAACATCTACGGCGGAGTAGTCACGGTAGAGCTCAAAGAATCGAAGGCGCGAGGAAGCCGCCGTTTTCGCAGCGTTTCCGCTCGCAGCGTTACCGTTGTTGGCAGCGATCACTGACGATCAACCCAAGCCGCGTGACAGGCGGCTCCGATGGATCAACAGCACCCCATCATGGCGCAATGCAGATGCGCTCCGGCGAGGGGTAAATCGTCCGGCGACACCTACCGAAGCTGATCGGGATTTTCTGCACTCAGCAACAGCCAGCCCAGCCGGTGAAGTTTGCCGGGAGATCGCTTCGGCGGCGGACTATGGGTTGTGACACCGGAAATGACCGAACCGCGTATCGGTCTGGTCCATTGCATGGTTCGGCCTATAGCCGAAGCGTGACGACAACCCGCCCACAAGGGCGCAACTGGAGAGCGATATGCCAAACTGGGTGACAAACAAAGTGCAGGCCCCGAGCCATGTGATCCGGGCCATGCTGAACGCCGATGGCCATGTGGACTTCGAGACCGCTGCGCCATTCCCTGGACCGTTCGGCAAGGACTGGGGCGGCTACTCCTGCGACGCCGAAGAGGCTGCGGAGATCATCTGCGGCGTACCAGCCGACAGCCACCCGCTGATTGCCGCGCTGCAGGCCAGCAACCGCGAGCGCTTCGACATCAAGAAGCTGTCCGAGGAATCTTTCGAGCAGTTCGTCGGCATGGTGCGCAACTGGCGCGCCTGCGGCTATCTTCACCCGATGGACTTCAACCGCAAGGTGTGGGGCACGGAGTGGAACGCCTGTCAGTCAAAGGCTGAGCCCGACGAAGGAAGGTGCGAGTTCGAGACCGCATGGTCTTGCCCGATGGGCGTGCTGGCTAAAATGTCGGAGCGCTTCCCCGACGACGCGATCACCGTGACTTACGCAGACGAAGACATCGGCATCAACTGCGGCACGTTCACGCTAAAGGCCGGCGAGTTCGTGGAGCAGGACATTGCGCCGAGCTGGCGCGACCTGGACGACGCTGGCAAGGCGAAGTGGAAGGCGTTTGCGTATCAGGTCAAAGGCTGGGAGCCAGAGACGGAAGACGATGAAGCCTGAGGCCGAACACAGAGTAGACAAAAAACTGTCCAATATTCTGTCGGAAGCCGGATTTTACGACACCCGTTCCTCCTGCCGGGTAATGCAGGAGGGCCAACACCGGAGGTGACTGCCTGTTACGGCGAACCGGGCGCTAGTGGTCGAGAGGCCCGCAGCCAGTCGCTTCCAGTGTTGGAACGAGAGTGCATTCGGAGTGATGCGGACGGAAACGGACGACAGAAGACGAAACGCAGCAGACGACCAACACCTAACCGCCTCCGGGTAAGAGAGGCGGAACACGAAAGGCGGTTGGCCTAAGTCGAAACGGATGGCATGGGAAACCATCGCAAATCCCCGCAGCCAGCCGCCTCACGTGTTGTCGGACACCGAAGGCCTTTTAGGTTAGGCACGAAGGCAACAGAAGCGGCCACCTCTGACCACAAGTCGGGGCGATTGATGGTAGCCTGATTCGCGCACCGGCAAGATCAATGGGGTGAATGCACAGGCTGATGTGAAAACTAGTATCTGGTGACACTCGAAAGGCGCGTCCAGTTTAACCACTGGCAGCAAACTCGGTACGTACAGAAAGCCGGAGATCAGCGCCGGCCACCCCACCAAAGCGGGCATAGCTCAATGGTAGAGCCGCAGCCTTCCAAGCTGATGACGAGGGGTTCGATTCCCCCTGCTCGCTCCAGTTTCTCCCCCCAAGTGGCCTAGCGCCACTTTTGCCAGTCGAGCCCGCTCCTGGCTTTTTTCTTCTCTGCCGCATCGCCTATCAGGAACGGGCGATGTGTTTTGCCGGCGGTCATCTGTCGGCGCTTTTTATTCCGGAGGTTTGATCATGTTCAAGCTTTTGTTTTTGCACCTGCAGCGCCTGTCGATTTTGGCAACCGCGCAGGGCCAGATGGATGTTCTGGCGCTTCCGCTGGATGCGGAATACCGCGTGCGCGTTTCGATGGCGCACGCCAGCACTGAGGCGGCGCTGCTCAAGGTTGATGCCGAGATCCGCAAGCTGCAGCGCGGCAGCGGATTGCAAGCTGTCGGGGCGTGATCATGGGAAACGCAAAGCATACGGCGGGACCGTGGAGCGTCGAAGGCTTTGGGATAAAGGCAATTGTTCGCGCCGCCAACGGCGTAATCGTTGCCATTCGCCATAGACTCGGCGCTGGCGAACATGAAGCCAACTCCAGCCTGATCGCCGCCGCACCGGAGTTGCTGGAGGCGCTGAATCAAATCATATGGAAGCTTGAGCGGAAAGAAGTCGTTGGCTCAAAGTTTGACGGCGGGGTTCGCTGCGAATTCGCAAAGATTGATCGCAACGATGCTGTGATTGGTCTTGCACGCTCCGCCATCGCCAAAGCCACCGGAGGTCAATGATGGAAGTCTGTGCCAACGAATCCGCGCTGCGTGTTCATCTGCGCACCATCGAACAAGAAGAACGCCGACTTGATGCCATCGATCAGCGCACCTCTGCACTGATGGACACCGACTACTCGATTCCGGAAATCGTCGGTGACCTCTTCCCGGAATTCAACTCAGCGGCCGTCGACGGAATCGCCCTGTTGATGTGCAGCATCAACGCTGAAATCAAGGCTAACCGTCCGGCGGTTGCTGATCGGGTTCGCGTCCAGTTGAGCCGGCTGATCGAAGGCATGACCGACAACTACCGGGCGAAGCTAGCCAGGAAAAAGGCCGAAGAAGAAATCAATAACGCGAGCTGCCAGCGGTGTTTCGATGCTGGTTGCCGGTTCTGCAGGGAGGAGTCATGAAAGAACGCCCAATTTTGTTTTCCGCGCCGATGGTTCGCGCGATCCTCGAAGGCAAGAAGACGCAGACGCGGCGGGTTGTACAGCCAATCCCTCAGATGGTCTCTGAAAAAAACATCGTGACATGGGACGGCGATGCCGCCGCCCTGATGCGCCTGTTCGATCAAGTCGGTCGCTCTTGCCCCTACGGCCAGACCGGCGACCGGCTGTGGGTGCGCGAGACGTTCCAGCCGATGTTTGCAGAAGGCGTCGAGAACCATTGGGAAACCGATTGGAAGACCGGCAAGGGCTATTCGATCAGCTACCCGGCGACCGACGGTGTTCAAGAGTTCTTGACTATCGACGATGAGCTAAGCAGCGCCTGCAAGCCATCCATCCACATGCCCCGCTGGGCCAGCCGAATCCTGCTGGAAATTACTGCTGTCCGCGTAGAGCGGCTGCAGGACATCAGCGAAGCGGATGCGCTGGCTGAAGGCGTTACCGCTGACAAGTACTACGGCCTGGATCGAGCCAATGCACGCTCCTACAGCCACCTGTGGGAATCCATCAACGGCGCCGGATCATGGGAAGCAAATCCATGGGTCTGGGTCGTCGAATTTAAGCGAGTTTCAGCATGACCTTACTCGATTACTTTTCACCAAAAACCTACCCCGCCCCGCCAATTGTCGATCCAGGCCAACACGGAAACATCACCCGCTTTGACCCGATGCGCGTTGCCAAGCCAATCGAAATCAAAGCGCCTGAGAAGAAGACCGTGTTCAGCGACAAGCGCGGAAGACCTGGCAAAGAGGATGCTGTTTTTGAAGCCATCCAGCGCGGGCTCTGTACCTATCTCGACATCATGTCAGAGGTGGAAATCAGCCGGCAATGCCTGATCAGGCACATCCAGAACCTGGAATCAGAAGGCCTGATCACGGTTGATCGGAATTTGTCGCCGTATCAGTTTGATATTGCTGGGGTGAAAAAATGAGCGTCAGTACCCACGAACATGAGGCTGTTGTCGCTGAACGCGATGAGTTGCGCAGGGAACTTGAAAACGAACGCGCCAGGGACATTCATTCGTGCGGGCCTACGTGCTCCAGAAATGGATGCGTGAATCGTCGGCTGCAGGATGAACTCGCTGAATTGCGGCAGCAGGTACTGTCATCAGATGCGCAGGCGCTGGATCACTGGCAGCGACTCGCCTCCAGCCAAGCCCGCGAGCAGCAGTTGCGGGAGGCGCTTGAAACCTGCAAGAAGAAGCAGATTATTTATGAATGCCGACCGGCTCAGAACTACAAAACGTATGACTCCGACAAGGTAGATGCCGCACTCGCCATTCCGCAAGATACCTCCGCCCTGCAATCCATGATCGCCAAGGCTGGCGAGGTGATGCGCGGAAGCTGCGAAAACCACGCCAATTACTACAGGCGGAACTCCTCTGTTGCGCAGGCAATTTACGAAGAAATCCGCAACCTCCCCGCCATCACCCTAGACGACATGAAAGGCTAACCATGAGCTTTGAAATCCACATGAAGCCAACCGGAATGTCGAAGTTCAAGAACGGAGTTCGTCGCGTGGCCGAGTACGTCGTCACTGTGACGACAGACGACAAAAACGAAGCAGCAGCAATCGCCAGAAGTCAGGCAGAGGCCGAAGGATTTGGCGGCTATGCGATTACGAAGATCAAGGAGGTAACACAATGAACGAACATTCCTCGCCTAACCAAAGTGGAAGCTTGACGCAGTCTTTTTCATCAACTACAGCGGTTTCTGTAGGCGTTGAGTCCGCATCATCTGCCGTCGCCGCCCAAGCAAAAGCCACTGTTGAAGCACGCTACATCATGGCGCTTCGCTCTCCGCGAAACTGGGACCAGGTTCGCCAAGACATTCTGCGCGAATGCCGTCGCCCGTCTTTCGCAAATAACAAGAGTGCCTACTATCGCAAGCCAATTGGCCAGGGCGTCGAAGGACTTGGCATCCGTTTCGTTGAGGTTGCGTTTCGCTGCATGCGAAACGTGCTAATCGAATCTTCAATTGTATTCGAGGACGATACCAAGGAGATTCATCGCGTCACCATTACAGATTTGGAAAGCAACGTCACTTACCCGCTTGACGTTCGTGTGTCTCGCACTGTTGAGCGCTCAAAGCCCGAAGATGACGGATCGTACATTTCCGTCCGTAAAAACAGCTACAACAAGAACGTCTATACCGTTCGCGCCAACGACGACGATCTTCTGAATAAGCGCGGAGCCCTCATTTCAAAGGCAATCCGCACGCTTGGGCTTCGCATCATCCCAGGAGATATGCAGGACGAGGCTGAAGCCATCATCAAGGAAGTGCGAATGAGCGACGCCGCGTCCGATCCTGACAAGAACCGCAAGATCCTCGCTGACCTGTTCGCTGAAATTGGCGTCAAGGCATCCCAGCTTGCCGAGTACCTAGGCCACGACCTGCAGGTATGTACGCCGAAAGAGATTGTCGAGCTAAAGGCAATTCACGGCGCAATTGCGAATGGCGAATCGACATGGATTGAGGTCATGGACAACAAGGCTCAACAGGGCGAGTCGACGAAACCAGGGTCTTCAGAAAAGCCTCTTCCTGCCATGAGTGCAGAAAAGTTCAACGAAGAGAGCCCGAAGTGGAAGGCGGCGATCAAGGACGGCAAGAGAACGTCGCAGCAAATCATCGACACAATTTCAAGCAAATTTGCACTGACCGATGAGCAGAAATTCGCCATCGACGATCTATCTGAGCAGGTAAAACAAGAAGGAGATCAGCAATGATTACCCTGAAAGTAACTCAAGGAAGCCAGGAATGGCATGCCGCCAGAGCAAAATGCTTCAACGCCAGCGAAGCTCCGGCAATGATGGGAGTCAGTCCGTACAAGACCCGCTCTGCGCTAATCGCCGAGAAGGCGACCGGCATCGCTCAAGAGGTTGATGCCGCGACACAGGCCCGCTTTGACATGGGCCACGAAGTTGAGGAGCTGGCCCGTCCGCTGGTCCAGCAAATAATCGGCGAAGAGCTCTATCCGGTTGTGGCAACAGACGATAGCGGAAAGTATCTGGCCAGTTCTGACGGTGCCACCATGCTGATGGATACCGGCTTTGAACACAAATCATGGAACGAAGGAATTGCTGCCGAGGTTCGGGAAGGAAATGTGCCGGAATCACACCGCTGGCAACTTGATCACCAGTTCCTCGTCTTTGGCTTCGATAAAATCCTGTTTGTCGTCTCGAACGGCACCGCCGAAAAGATGGTTCACTGCTGGTACTACCCGCAGCCCGAACGCATCGCTGCGCTGATCGCCGGCTGGGAGCAGTTCGAAAAGGATGTCGCCGCCTACATTCCTGCCGAAGTAAAGCCGGCCGCCATTGCTGACGCCATCGAAGACCTTCCTGCGCTGACTGTTTCGCTTGTCGGACAGGTTACGGCATCCAATCTTGAAACCTTCGAATCCGCCGTCAAGCGCCGCATTCAGGCGATCAGTACCGACCTCCAGACCGATGCCGATTTCGTCAATGCCGACAAGATGGTTAAGTTCTTGGACGACGGCGAGAAGAAACTGGAACTGGTGAAGTCTCAGGCGCTGGCGCAGACGGCAAGCATCGATCAGCTTTTCCGCACCATCGACAGCCTCAAGGCAGAGATGAAGGCCAAGCGCTTGGCGCTCGACAAGCTTGTGAAGGCCGAGAAGGAAAACCGGAAGGCTGAGATTGTGCGCGATGCTGTCATGTCTATCAATAAACACTACTCTGATCTTTCTGTTCGCGTCGGATTTAAGATGCCGGCATTCAATTCAAACTTCGGCGAAGCCATCAAAGGCCTGAAGTCGCTCGACAGCATGCGCGACAAGGTTTCAGTCGCCTTGGCAAACGCCAAAATCGAAGCCAACGCCATCGCCGACAGGATCGACGCCAACCGCAAGACGGTCGAAGACATGAGCCTCTTCCCGGACTTCACCCAGGTCTGCACGAAGGCGCCGGAAGACTTCGCCGCTCTGCTGGCCATGCGCGTTGCACAGCGCAAGGAAGCCGAAGAAAAGCGTCTCGAAGCAGAGCGCGAGAAGATCCGCGCCGAAGAGCAGGCAAAGGCCCAACGCGAAGCAGAAGAACGCGCATCCGCAGAAAAGCGCGAAGCCGAAGCCAAGGCGGAAGCCGAGCAGGCAGAACGCAACCGCATTGCAGCCGAGGAAATCCGCAAGCTTGATGCAGAGCGCAAGGCTACTGCAACGGTTGAACTGCCTCAGCAAGCATTCACCGGACAGACCGTGAACCTCGGCCAGATCAACTCAGCGCTTGGCTTCACGGTATCGGCAGACTTCCTGGCCTCGCTCGGCATGCTACCGGTGCGCCAAGAAAAGGCCGCAAAGCTCTACGACGCCAACAAGTTCCCGATTATCTGCCGACTGATCCAAGAGCATCTGGCCAATGTGATGCTCAAGTCGATGGAACTGAAGGCTGCATGACGATCAACGGGGACAAACGGCCGGCATCAAGTGGGTTTGCAGTATAGCCACCGGCCGCCCCACCTAACAACCAGTGTTTCTATGAAAAGGAAAGAGCATGAAGATGGCAAAGGCCAGTACTGCCGACATGGAAATGGCGCTGAAACTTTGCAGCGCACTGGAAGCGATGGACCGCCGGTTTTTCCCCGAAGGAGCAGAAGGCGACAGCAACCCGGAAGATTTCGACCGGGACGACGACGAACACTGCGGCATGGCGCTGCGCCATGTGCTTGGCATTCTTGAGCGCGGCTCGATTAGCCGAGTGATCTGGGGCATGTACGTGCTACTTGACCCGGAAAACAAGGTCGTTGATCCCGACGCTGACACTCTTGAAGAACACCCGGAAACGGTAGCTGCGAACGAAGACGCTGCGCGCTACCGCTGGCTGCGCGCCAGGTTAATGGGTGCTGACTTTGACTGGAACGACAGCGGCACATCGGTACTGGTATTTGAGCTTCCGAAAGAGGCGCGGGTATCCGCGAACTGCGACAAGACCATTGACGACGCGATGGCACTGCTGTCGAACGATGGAGATAAGCGGGATGAGTGAAGCGCAGCGAAACGAGGCTCCGCTTGACCGGCGTGTTCGCCGGCGGATCAAGACGTGGGTGCGTCCATTGGCAAAGATGCCTACATGGCAGGCGGTTGACTGGGTGCGCGAGTGCAAGCTGCGCACCCTGCGCAGTGCCGTTGCAGCAATGGAAGCATGCTCGCAGACCAACTGCTGGTGGGGCGACTACAACACCGCGCAGGCGTTGCTGCCGATCGCCCGCGAACGGCTGCCGGCGAACGCAGAGGCAAAGGGCGACTGACGGCGCAGCCGGCAGGCGTCCGCTTTCGCCGCCGGGTTCGGCGTCAGATTGAACGGGAAAAGGAAAGCCACGATGAAACCAACAACGAGCATGTTTGCGACGGCTGAAGATTACAAGAAGGCGGTCGTCGAGCACCGCCTGAGGGAGCTGCAATCGCTTGGTGCCGGAGATGCCGACTGCGCCGAGTGCCTGGGCATGAATGTGCCGTCGATTGAGATTTGCAAGAAATGCATTGCTGACACGCCGGCATTCACCGAGTTGGTATGGCGCCTGATGCAACGCGCTGACCAGACGCCGAACGCCGCCTTAACCGAGCGCGGCGACCAGTGATTGATGAAACAACGGGCGTTTCACCGCGTCCGGTTGAATGGCACAGTTGGGCGTGACGCCCAGAAAGGAAAGATCATGAATGTGCAAGACCAAGTGATGGCCGAATTAAGCCGAGCAACCGCCAAGTTTCCGACATGGCCAACCGACCCGCTGCACGCACTGGCGGTGCTAGGTGAGGAGTTTGGCGAATTGACCAAGGCGATGCTGCAACACACCTACGAGCCGCATAAGGGCGTGACGCAGCAGGACATTCGAGACGAGGCTATCCAGACCGCCGCGATGGCGCTGCGCCTGGCAATGAGCCTTCCGTGCTACCAGTACCGGCAGGGGCCGCAGCACAGCCAAGGGAAAGACAACCTTCCAGATGACTACGAGGTTTGACGCCCAACTCTAATTAAACGACACCATGTCGCATAACGTGTGAGCAATCGCCGTGATCGGCCTTATTGCGAACGGTGCGCTTGACCTTATGGATCTGCGTCATTTCAGGAAAAGAGTGAGGTAAAAATAACATGAGCAACTACTACGCAGACGCAATCAAAGTATTGGCCGACGACAAGACTGATTTTCGGGCATTGGCGTATGAAATTGCCAAGGCAAACCCGAAGGCGCTCGCATCGGCGGCGCGGCGCTTGGAATCTGGTTTCGGTTGGCAGCGTGAATGCCTGACGCTGATGCAAAGCGGATTGAAAATCGAGGCCATTAAGGCGTGCAGAGCGGCAACGAACATGAGCCTTGCTGATGCGAAGGCTGCGGTAGAAGCGCTGGCGCAATGACGCCGAACTACGCGACAAAACGCGACACAAAGGAAATTCAGATATGTGGTTCAAGAATCTACAAATCTACCGCCTGCCGGCCATTACTGAATCTCTTGGCGGGGAATTGATTGACTTGGCCGAGCAAGGTGGCGGCGCCGCCGGGCAGATGAAGGAGGCAGCATGAGCGAAACCTTTGAACAGATGGCGCTGCAATGCAAGGAGAAACGAGATGAACATTGAACAGATTGCGGTAGGCATCAAGGATGCGCACGGGCTGGACATGTCGGACGAAGCGGCAATCACGTTGCTGCGTCATGCACTGTCGAAGCTGGCAGAGCAGGCCGGTAATCCGGCGGCGTGGTGGGCACCTAAAGCAGAGCAGTTTGCAATCATGGACAAGCCAGGGACGAGACCGTTTGCGAAGGCTTTTGAACCGCTCTACACCGAAACCCAACTCATCGCCGCGCAGCAGAAGGCGGCAGAGGCTTGTGCGAAGGTTTGTCAAAATAGCAAATGCGCATGGATTGCAGATGTGATGATCGCCATCCGAAACGGCGACTGGAGGAAATGCCTGTGACCGACATAATTCCGCGACTGAAAGAGCCAGAAACGCACTATCCAGGCAATTTCGACACGCCAAAGCGTGCAAACGCAATGCTGTCGTGCTTGTGCCAAGAGGCTGCAGAAGAGATCGAATCACTGCGCCAGAAACTCGCAGGCCAGAATGAGTATTACGAGAATGTGATGCAGGATGGCGGTAATCGCATCAAAGCACTGCGCCAGCAACTCGCCGAGAAGAATGCGGAGATTGAGCGGTTGAAGTCGACGCCACCAGAGAAGCGCGAAGACCTGCGCTGCGTAATCAGCGACCTTTGCGATCAGGTGCGCGAGCGTGACCAGCAACTCGCCGCCAGCCAAGCCCGCGAGCAGCAGTTGCGGGAGGCTTTATCAAAGTGTGAGTCAGTGCTTTATAACCGAGATCGTTTTGCCGACGATGTTGAAGCGCATAAGGCGGCAGTTATTGCCCTTTCCCTTCCGGCCGATACAACCGCCCTGCAATCAATGATCGCCAAGGCTGGCGAGGTGATGCTGGAGCGGTGTGCATCGGAGTTCAATCAGCAGCACGTTGAATACTTCGGCGACACGATTCAACTGGCAATCCGCACCATTCCAGCGGTCACCATCGAAGACCTGAAAGGCGGTGCAGCATGAAGCAAGGCATGCGCATCACCATCAACGCCGTTTCCTACACCGTCGATCTTGTCGGTCCGGTAACAACGCTGCTTATCCGCGGCGATGGCGCGTTTGTTCATGCTTCGACGGCGGCGTTGAACACCATTGCCGCGGAAAAGGAGTGAATCTATGGGAATGACTAGAGCACAATTAAGACACGCTTCGGCCTGCCAGCGATACAAGGAAGAAAGAAAAAAGCCGCCGACCAGAAAGCAGGCTAAGGCATGGCTGGCGCCGATCCGAAATGCAATTGCAGAGATTCGTACCGGCGAGGTGGCGGCATTCCGCGGCTACCCAATCACGAGAATTCACCATGCAGATGATGATTTCGCGCGCATCGACCATGCAATCAACGGATTCGTTGCGCTGATTGATCGGCTTATTCCGGACATCGACACTGGACCAATGAAGCGCATGTCGAAGAAGCTTGAGGCCGGCGTCTTGATGACGCTTGAAGAAGTAGAAGAATGCTCCGCGCTGCTTTGTCGCGTCGAAGACAGGCTGATTAAAATCCCGCGAGAGACGCTGGTAGATGCGGCAAATACGGAAATGATTCTGATCGAGCTTGAAAGAGACTGATTTATTTTTTCATGCCGTATATTCTCTGAATTAGAGACAACCACGACCAGCAGCAGTCCCGCCAGGCGATGAAGCACCGCACAGCCGGCCCGTGCGTCCGGCGGTATTCGGCAATGTCGGTAACCGTGCCCATCACTCACTCCGGCCATCCGGCGCGGCAGGTAACGGCATCGGCAAAATGTCCGTCAGCCGCATCCGCCACGCCTCTATATTCCGCGACGCACGCGTCGAATACGCCTCGGAGGGTGCGGGCTGAAGCAATGGCGGCTTCTCGGGTAGCGCCATCGAGGCGCCGGTCGAAATCGTCAATGGTGTCGCGCATCCGGCGATCAGCAGCGCCGGCAGAAGCACGCGCAGCGTCGCGCTCGGCCTGCAGTTTTTCGGCAGTTTCATGGGCGTTCTCCATCCGTCTGAAATTGTTCATCTCGCGCAGGCGCTGGTCGGACTGCGCCTTTTCCTCAGCCGCCCGGTGCTCGGCCAGCGATCGCTCGTAGCCGATGCGCTGCTGCGCCGCGTTGTGACTGTTCCACCACCACAAGGCGGCCAGCACGGCAAACGCAACACCGGCCACCTTGAGCAATCCGGAATACCGCACCAGCACGGCTGGGATGGCCAGCGGGATCATGACTCGTTCCTCGATACTGGCCAGGCCGCCGCCATTACCGGCAAGGCTGGGTTATCCGGCAGCGGAACGCCGGCCGGCCAGAAGAAACCAACCACCCGCGAACTTTCAAACGGCGCCATGCTCACCCGGTTGCCCTGGTTGCCACCCAACACCATCAGCAGGTTTGCCGGCGTCCGCCCGACCACGAACCCGACATGACCACCGCCCTGCCGCTCGAAAACAACGACGCAGCCCGGCACCGGAGAGCGCAAACGCACGCCCCACTCCGCCCAGGCCTTGGCCCGCATCCAGAACTTCGGCAACGGCAGGCCGGCGGCATCGATGCATGCGGCCACAAAGACCCCGCACCACGGCGTTTCGTCGTCGTTCCACCAGGCCTTGAGCCGGTGCAGCAAACCCTGAATAACCGGGCTGTGTTTCGGCCCGGGAATCTCGGCAACGCCGATATGCCGCCTCGCCTCAACCATCCATTGCGCTTCGCTCATTGAATATCCTCCGGAAGTTTTCCCGCCTTCCGATGCCGGCAGCGGGTCGAATCCCATGCGCCGACCACGGCGCAAACCAGACAGAAAACGACGATCAATCCAGTTTCCATCGTTACCCCCGCCCCTGAATCACACGTTGGAACAACCGCTCAAGCCCGGAAGTGCCAAGGCTGGCCAGCGCCGCGGCAATCCCCATGCCGGCCAGCAACGGCAAGTCGGGAATCCAGACAATGACGGCACCGGACGCCATCGCAATGCCCCCAGTTGAAAGCGACCGGCCGACCACGATCCGCCAGGTCAGCACCTCATTGCTAGCCAGTAGTTGGCCAACGCCGATCGCAATGCCGATCACGGAAAACAGCGCGGCCTGCGCCAGTTGCTCCCACCACGTAATCAGTCTTTCAGGCATGGCATCTCCACATGGCATCTCCTAAGCCGGCGCATTGTCGTCATCCTCAAAAATACTCTCGTCGTAATTCGCCGCCTGAACCTTGGCCTTGTACAACCCGTCCGGTGCCACCGACGCCACCACGGCGCGGTGGGAAAGGCCCAGGTACTTGCCGAAGTAGGCGTGCGGCGGCTCCTGCCGGCGCCGAGGCATAGACGGTGGCGAGAACGGTCATGGCAGGTTTTCGTAGCCGACCGGCAAGTAAAAAGCTACGCACCAGTTGTGCAACGGGTACGGCTTATCAACTAGCGAGGCGATATTTTCGCCAGCGCTCATTCCGTCTTCCGGTCGATAAATGTAGTTGTCAAGAGCGACCGTTGAATCACTGTCGCGCAAGCATCCGTTACCGTTGTGCACAGTTTTATCTGCGTACCAGACATAAGCAGATCCTGTTGTATCTCGGCTAAGCGAAATCCTGACGATTGTATCAGCAACTATTGACACAGAGCTAATCGCTACAGTTCCAGCGTCATCTGTGACATTGAATCCTTTATTAGGATAATCGGTCGCTGTCTGAATTACATACGGCATACCAAACACAAGCGGTGGCTCTGGTACGTGAAAATCAACGTCGATAGTGCGCCCGCTTTGTGTAATTAAAATCGGGCGAAGCGGCTGCCATTCTTTACCTTGGCGCACAACCCGATGAAATATTTTTGCGATCTGGTTCGCGAACCATCGAGATCCATTGGACGTTAGGTGACCCCCTTTGTCCGTGTACGGATACACAGGCCCGACCATCCAGACGTTTTCTTTTTCAAGCGTGACTTCGAGCTGCGCCATTCCGACGTGAAGACCTGGATCGCCAGCGCTATCAACATCGCGAGTGTACGCGGCTCCCGTCTGGTATGTGAAGAATGCAGGCGGTATAGCCTGACCCGTGATGGCCATCACGTCATCAACCATGTCGGTGATGAGCTGGTTGAATAGTGTCTTGTATGTCGACTTGTTCCACGAACCACCGTTGTCAAAATAGTTATATTCGCCCTGCATCCACATGATGCCATCAACGACGTGCGTGTCTGATCCCGTCGCTGTTTCGATTTTCGACAACCCGTCAGTAAATCTGCTGTACCGATTAACGCCATCCTGAGTGTTAACTTTCGACAGCTGCTCGATGGTCTTGCCAGACACGGACGGGTTGAAGGTGACGAACAGTCGCGAGGCGTCGTTCTCGGCCAGCGCCTCCTGGTTGTGGAGATACTTCGCAAAATTTACCCAGCCGTGGTTCACAGGCTCGCCGAAGGCTCCTGCAGGCTCGTATCCATAGTCATAAACCGTTGCGCCATCAACTGCTTGAGCAATCAACGGGTAGAGAGACGCAGAAGTAAAAGGCGAATATGTCTCGCCGTCGCCTGTCGTGGGCAGGACATTTGATCCGAGAGACAGATTTCCGAACCTATTAATCCTCGACAAAGATGGCGAAGTCTCTTGTCCTCGCGCCAGCGATTGGCCATATACGACTTTGGTATTATATTTCGCAGTAGGACGCTGAACGCTCGTAACAATTTTTTGTTTAAAAGCATTAGAAAATGCAATATTAAAAGCATTTCTCGAATCAATGCTTTCAATACTTTCTGAGTCCGCCGAAGGATAGTCACTTAGATATATGCCTTCTACTAGATTTTCAGAGCAGCTAAATTGAACGCCTGTTATTTTTACCTTCGCAGACAAAGCCTGCGTTTCTGATCCAACATAAAAATAAGAAATATTTTCATCAGACGGTAGCGGGTCAATCAATACGCTGTATCTCGCCGCGAACGGAGATAGTTTCTTTTCTAGAACTGCGTTATAAAAATAAAATGATCCAGTCGCAGTCCATAAATAAACTCGTGGAGACCCGAATATATCTGCAGTATCTGATTCAATATAAAACCTGAAAAATCCAACGCCTTTTGGAAAGAAAGTCTCGAAGTTGTCCCCGAAGTACGGCCGATTACTTGCCGTTAAATCAGAAGCTCCGCGCAAAAAACCGAGTGAAATTAACTCTGCGCTTGTGATATCTACAATGCTTGTATAACCGAAACGCCGTGGCATTTTATCGGCTAGCTTGCCGAATTTACATTGATTTACGCCAAACAATTGACGAGGGTCTTTGAAATTAAAAGCACTTCGAATTGATCTATTGTCCCAGAACTCAGCAATAATAAAAACCTTGTCTGGCGTTGATGCTTTTATATCTACAGAACCGCTGCTTATAATGTTCCACTCGTATTGCTGAGTTAAATCGTTATATAACAATGCGGAAACCGAAGTTAAAGGAGTTGGCCTAACAAGTTTCACATAGCCGGGAAGCTCGCTTGACTCCGTCATTAAATTGCTGCGATTTATTACAGAAGTTCCGCGCTGAATATAAATATTCCTCGAAACGTAAACAGCATTACCGCCGCCGAGATAACCAGACGGATCATAAATAAGGCGGCGATTGAAACTTATTACGGTTGGCCATCCAATTTTCGCCGACGCTGCAGACGGCAAAGCAGGTCCGACCGGTGTGGCGACTGGGCCAGCGTCGTGCCTGTATCGCTGCACACTCAATCCGTCTGCTGAAGGAACCTGAAATTGCTCGCCTTCAGCCGTCCCTGCAAGACCGAGCGCAGTTGTCGAATACAGGTCTGCATTGACATAAGCGGCGTCGCGTGCGGCTTCGGCCTGAGCCTGAGCAGCTTGAGCAGCAAGCGATGCTTCCACCGCCGGCACGCCGGTAGCGAGAGATTCAAGCCCGGCCATCGTATATACCTGGTCTCCGACACGGTTAGTTGCCGTTTCACCGGCTCCGTTCATGACCTGATCGAATGTTTCTGCGTTGTCTGCAAAGTCTCTCGGGTCTGTACTTCCAACAGGGTTTCCGGTGTCGTATGGCATTTTGTGCTCCGTTTAAGATGGCGAATTGTCGTCGTCGTCGTACATTCTGGAATCGTATTTTACCGCCGACACGCTTACCGTGTCGCCGTCAGGCTCGATGTCTGTAATGAGCGCATGGTAGCTCCACGTTGTGACCGTCCCGAAGATGACGTGTGTCGGTTCTTCCGGGCCGTCGATCACAAGGTCGAAGTCAAGGTCTTCAGCGATCACGATCTCGTACTCGTCGGCGCCCTGTGTCGCCGCCATTGGTCCGCACGCTGTGCCGTCCGGCCGGCGCAGTGCAACAACGTGGTCAGCGCCATCTACCCACTGCATCGGCTCGCTGACGGTCAGCACGCCGCCAACGGTGTCAGGCTCCCAGCCGATGACAACGGACGATTGGCCGTATCCAGGTACATCGTCTGACAGCGCGCAGTAGCTGAGATATCGGCTGTTGAGCGCTGCAAGTTCGGCCTGGAAGCTGTAATCCTGGCGGCGGTACAGGTGGCCACGCCGGACGCGCATGCCGATTCTCCATGCCTTCGTTCTGTCTGTGACCCCGTCAATCCTGATCTTCTCGACCCGAGTTCCAACGTCGCCTGGAAGACGGCATTCGACGGTTTCCTGTTTCCAGGTCTCGGCGCTGGTGAATTCGACATCAACGCCGTCGTAGTCATCCGGGTCTTGAGTCTTGAACTTGCGAACCAGTGCCGTTCCGATCAGCATTGCCTGTGGCGTGTAGAGGTGTTCGAACTCTGTTCTAGGCTCATCACGCACCGGCCTAATCTGGCCGTTGTCGATTGTTGCTTCAGCGAACCCTGCGCGCAGCGTCTGCGCCAGTTCGTCCTTGACAGTTGTCTGATCAACAAGCGCGTTGTCGTAGGTATCGCCGCGCGATTGCCAAACTGTATCAAGCGCGTCGAGTTCTGCCTCGTTGATGTCGCCGGATCCATATCCAACGTCAGACGTGACGTAGCGCACCCAAGATGCGATTGACCGATCAGCAACGCCGTCATGCTTGCGCGTGACGATCATGTTGATCTTGTTTTCCGTCTGCGCTGCCAGCTTGTCCGATCCGGTGATCGTGATCGCAGCAGTCGTCACGCCTTCGTAACTCGTCTTGCCCGTGAGCAGCGCCTTTGCGCCATACCATTCGCAGCGTGCCATGTAGTTTGAATCAGTCGGCTCTGCACCGATTCTGCGAAAGCGCATCAGGACATTCTTCGATCCTGAAGGAATGTCGAATCCGAACGTAAATCCAAGCTGATCAATGGTTGCATCGCGGAATGTGTAAAGCACGCTCTCTGCCGATCCGCCGTCAATAGTGTATTGGCCTTCGACTGAGAATCCGTAGCTGCGCAACTTACCTTCCCGGTTGAACCGTCCAAGACCGGCAGGCAGGAAAAAGTCATTCTCGATGCGCGTGGCTGTTTCTGCGCCAGGTGTCAGCGGGAACCATTCCGTCCAGCCGCCGACGATTTCTGAAGCGAACAGCATCTCGACTTCACCTGTCGTCGTCTCTGGGTAGAACCCTGTCCATCCTGAATCGTCTGTTCCGTCAGGATTCAGTCGCTGGAATTCGAAGCCAACTGTTCCAGTTGTTGCGTCCGGTAGCGTTCCAGACACCAGAGCCGTAATTCTATACTCGGTTGGAAAGTAATCCGTTACCGTAGTCAGGAAAACTGTCACATCCTTTATTCTCGGCTTCTGCAGGCTGACATTCGAGAACGTGCCGACTTGAAGACTTCCGGCGAGCACATACCCAGTCGTGATGTTCCCGTCGCCATCCGGAGGCGTCTCAGTCCATCGATCAAGCGTCAGCTCATCATAACTGCGACTGGCCGTCCCGGCGACGAAGTAAGGCGTTGCACCAAAAACCGGCGCGTAGTTTCCAGATAGTGAAATGTTCTGGCCGTCATACGGCGAATCATCTGTGACCGTGATGATTCCGCTGCTATCTGCTGTCACAGTGACGCCAGCAACCTGGCTTTCGATGTCGGCGGCAAGTGCGTCAGCGTCAGAATAATCGGCATCAAGCAGACATGTCTGACCGGCGATGAAGATCGTTACCGGCGAAGAGCCGTAGCTCAATTGAGCTACAACTGATCCAGTGATATAGCTCGCTGATCCAGCCTCAGTTACGCCTGTCGTAACCGTGACAACCTTGTATCTCCCGTCGTTCGATCCGGTTCCGTCAATCGTGATCACATCATCAACCGACAGCGGCATTCCGGTTAGGTCGCATCTGACAATATCGCGGTTCGGCGACCACAGCGAGCCGCCCCCATCGACGACCTCAATTGTTGCGGTGAATGTGCGGATAGAAACGACGGTTCCAACTTCCCAGTCTTGAGGCAATGCGCCCGCTCCGGGAAGAACAACGATGCTATCGCCGGTAATCGTGTAAGCGTCTGCCTCGGCATTCACTGTCCCGGCAACGCCAGAAGTCAAACGTATTCCGGCGCTTCCGCGTGTTCCTCCAACGTTCTGGCAGTTGTGCCAGTTTCTGTGTGCCAGGTGTCCTGACACATCAGCGCCAGGTCCGAACACGTCGTAATCGACGCCATCGAAGCTATCAAGATCGGCGTCGCCAATCCTAGCCGCATCAATTCTGAATTCCCCGACGCCGATGCACAACATCAGGTCGATTGCCTGCGTTTGCTTATCGACGAAGTAGCGGCGCGGCTGGCACAGGTAGTCAGGAAATACTCGATACTGACCGGCGATTTCAGGAATCACGCCGTTCAATCGCGGCGTATTTGCCTGAATGTCTGCGGCCTTGAGTTCAAGCGCCGTGCGCGTGCTCGACTTCGGGATATTCGGGCGAAGCAAAAAGGCAACTGCAACCGCACCAAGCACCAGCGCACCGATTACCCAGAGCGATACGCCGTCGCGTGGAACAGCGATTACCTTTACCGTAGAATACTCAGACAGCATCAGTTCCGGCCAGTCTTTCGGCGGTATGACGATTCCGCCACGGATGACCATGACCGGCTGCCAGTCAGCCAATGGATCATAGCTAGGGCAGTTTTCCGATAGCCAGTCGTGCAGCGAACACCCGGAAACGTCGTGGCGCTCTACCGGCTCGCTGTCCAGAAGTATGCTGCTATAAATCTCGATCATGATATGTAACAAGCCTGTAGCGTTTTTCAAAGTCTCCGATGCGTAACCAACGCGGGCCGCCGCGCGAAGTAGTCTCGAGAACAACCAGCCGGCCTTCTGCCTCTATCACGATACCGACGTGGACGCAGAAACCAGATCGCCAGACGCATGCTATCGCGCCGGAATGAGGATCAACTTCTTCAAATCCACCAGACAGCACATCAAGCGTCGCCGCCGTCATCGCTGGCTTGTCATCTGGATCAACTTCAGAATGTGATGAAAGATCGTCGCCACGCAGAGCATGGCGCACCATTCGAACCAATCCCCAGCAGTCGCATCCGTCCTTGTCTCGGCCTTGCGCGACATACGGAATGCGCAGGTAATCGACAATCTTCATGACGAGAACCAGCGAACGCCAGGCGCGAAGTCGGCAGTGTAGAACCGGCGCGGCCATGCTGTGTTGATCATGTCGAAGAACGATGCCGTTACCTTGATTTGACTGCCCTCCATTTCGCCGCCCTTGATCACGAACTTCAGAGGGTTCTCAGCCGGCTCTGTCTTGTTGCTGGCCAGGTAGTGTCGGAAAGTCAGGCGAATCATCTCGCCGGCATCAAGCGCCTGGTCGATCAACTGCTGCGCCTCGCCGGTAACGTTGTCGATTACGAAGTTGAGTTTCTGCGTCCCGGAAGTGTCTCGCCTCGGAAGCGAAACGCCGATGGCCGCTGCCTTGAAAGTCAGCGTGCGCGCGTCTTCGGTGATGCAGGTGTGGTCTTCGTAGCCGTTCGTCAGCAGGATCGGCGCCGCCCATGCATCGCAGGTGATTTCCAGCGTCGGGATAACAACGTCGGTACCGGCTGACGCGAAGACGCGCTCTAATATCGTCATGCTGTCGGCCAGTTCTGGTTGATTGCAATATCGATAATCGCTTGGTACAACACAAATTCCGGAAACTCATCGAGGCCGCTCATAATCGTCTGCCTTTCCATGATTTCAAGTTCTGCCGAAAACTTCCATCGGTCAATTCCAACGAGGTCCGGGCCTTCGTACATTCCGGCGAACCGACATTCGTAGTCCTGCAGACCCAGCGGAGTTCTCAGTCGAGCGTTGAACCACTCTGTTCCATCGGACAGCGTCCAGCGGAACCATCCTTCGAACAACTGTGCCTGAACCTGCGAAAAGTTCCAAGAAACCGACGCGATGCTTGGCACGCTGGTGTATTTGCGGCGCTGTATTGCGCGACCAGTGGCAAGTTCGGTTCGCTGCAGCGGCGACAGGTGGTTGATGCCGTAGCCTGAGCGCAGCGGCGGCGGAAGGTCTGCCGGGTAGTCGATCGCGGCCATTTAATACCCCTTGTTTCTCAAGCCAAACCGGCGGGCGATGGCTTTTGCGCGCGGCCCATCGCCCATCAGGTCAGCGACGAACACGTCTATCTCCTGCCTCCCGTTGTCTGCGACGCGCTCTTGCGTCTGGCCTGCGCGGCGCTTGTCCTCGATCAGATTGATCGTCGGGCTGCCGGGACCACCAAGGGCGCTATTCGGCAGCACCTTTCCGGCAGTGTTCGGCACAAAGAGTTCCGGTCCGCGCTCGCCAATCAGGTAAGGCATATCGGCGGATACTGGGCCGCCGGTTGCGCGAGCGCCAGCCGCAGCAGCGCCGAGCGATGCAATGGTGGCAACAAACGGCGATGTGGCGGCGAGCGCAGCAGCTGCAGCGGCAGGAGCCATTGCCGGGCCGATCAGAGGAATCGCGGCAGTCGAGGCAAATGCATTAATGGCAGCCATCTGTTGAGCCGCCATCGCCTCAAACGTCTGCGCTGTTGCTGCGCTTGCCGCTGACGTTTTGCCGATAGCCGCCTGGATCAGTTGATAAGCCATCCATTGCGCTGCCATCTGGCCGAGCGCATTGATTACAGAACGAGCCATTCCTTCGGCCATCATCGATGCCTCCTCGCCTGCGTCTCCAGCATCGAAAATCATCTGCTCGAAAAAGTCGCCGAACTTCGACGACATATTATCGACGACAGAACCAGCAAGCTCGTCGAAACTGGTCAGCGATTCTTCAGCACCTTCAAGCCATTTCTGCCAGTATCCGCCTTCTTCGTCATCAAGACCAAACGCAGACCGGATACCTTCCTCGAATTGCTCGACGGAAATTCTTCCGTTATTAAATGCCTCAGACAGAAGCGTCATATCAGATATTTGCTGCTGCAACTTTGCTTCGCCGATCAGCTCATTAAGTCGCTCAGTCTGCTTGTTGTACTCTTCTGTTTTCTTCGCCGACTCTTCGATTGCGATTGCCGACTCTGCGGCTGAAACAATCGTCGCTTTCCACGAATCAGGCATTGCAAGGAAGGCCGGATCGGAAAACAGCTCAATCAGGCGCTGCTGCGTCGCCGTGAGTTCCATTCCGCTGGTCTGCGCAGAAATCTGAGCCTTGTCGATTGATTCCAACGCCGAGGCATACAGCTTTGCCGATTCAGCGAGCGGGTCGGTGTAAGTTCCAGCAGGCTTCTTCGCGCTTGATCCAGCGCCAGCAAGAACCGGTACAGCCGCTCTTGATGCAGGCGAAGCAGTTGCCATCAGTGTCGGATTGAAAATCCGCTTCTCGAAAGCGTCAAGCTCGGCGCGCGCCTTCTGCGCATCCTCCTTCATCATGTCGCCGATGTCGGAGAACGCCTTGAAATCAAGCCGAGCAAGAGCGGCCATCTGAGCAGCCACACCGCCAATTTCCCGGCCAACGCCAGCAAAGACAAACGCCACATTGGCGCCGACGATTGCCAGGGTCTCGATGGTAGTTTTCGCAGCGCCAGCAGCCAGGTCAAACAGCGCAGTCTCTTTGCTTGCCCCGAGAATTTCCTTTGCCACCTCATTCAGCGCCGGAACAGTAGCCAGCGCAAGCGTTGCCGCGAATGTCTGCTGTTGTGTATTCAGACGGGTGATGTTGTCGTTCAACTCGACAGAAAACGGCGCCAGCTTCTCCATCGTCTTGCCGAGCAATTCGGCTTCCTGCGCCATCGAATTCAGGCCATCGCGGCCGTTGTTCAGCATCGGGATCAGGCGAATCCCGGCTTCCTCCATCAGCTTGTTTGCGATTGCCGATTTTCCGGCGCCGTCCTCAATTTTCGCAAATGCTTCTGCGACATCGAGTAAAACGGCATCGACGCTGCGCAACGTTCCGTCGCTTTTCGTGACGCTGATCCCGAGCGCGTCGAACGCCGCCGCAGCTTCCTTGCTGCCAGACTGCGCGGCGAGCATCTTGTTAGATAGCCCTTTGATACCGTTGCCGAGTTCCTGGATCGAAGCATCGTTGAGCGAAGCGGCATAATTCAGCGCCGAAAGACTCTGAACTGTGACGCCGGTTCTCTGTGAAAGTTTGCTCAATTCGTCAGCGGCAGCCGATGCATTCTTTACCATGAGCGCCATTGCGCCGGCAACGACAACGCCAGCGCCAGCGGCAGCAGCAGCGGCTTTATTTACCGATTCTTCGATCCCCTTCATGCGCTGCTTCATGAGCTTTTCAGCGCGGGCGGTATCGGTCTCGAATGCGCCTGTTCGCATCAAGAGATCGACGACGATTGAGCCTGCTGTTGCCATGAAGTCAGTTCCTGTTGGTAATCCCTAACGCGCGCAACGTTGATACATCAGTTGCGCTCATTCCTTCCTGCCACGCAGGAGGCTGAAGCCATTCTACCAGCGGCTGTATTTCTCCGCCGCCCATCTGTCTCGCAATCAACGCCGCCGGGCGGTGGTAGCGGTGCAGGTCGTCAAATGGATACAGCCGGTAATACTCCCGCCAATCGTTTAATTCTCGGCGAGTGATTTTTTTCTTCAACTCGCCGACCGTTTTGCCGAGCGCCAGGGCTAACGTGTGCCAGAACCAGTCTTCCCCGCGCTCGGCGAGGCGTTTCCCGCTGCGCCCTCCCCGTTCAGTTCCATGATCACACGGAAAATCGCATTGAACGGAGCGTTCTTCAACTGCGCCGCTCGCTCCGCTGTGATTGCCGGCGATCCGTCAGGATTGCGCAGGCTTTTGGAAATCAGCAAGGCAGGTGACAAAACCTTAAGCGCGCTGTCTTCTTGATCTACAAAGCACTCCTGGAACTCGACGGCAGGAAGCTCACGAAAATGCATCGTGACTTCCTTGCCGCCGATATTCAGCTTGCGCTCAACAACTTCGCCGCATGCGAAAAGATCAGCGTCGAGCATGTTTTATGCCTTCCAGTGCATCGTGACCGGACCGGAGCGCTGCAGCGTCAGCGTGCCACGGACGATTTCGTTAGTCGCGACGTCGATCACGACATCAGCCACGAACGCATCGAATCCGGCGCAGGTGCGGTCAGTCGGTGCATTGATGACGCCAGACGTGATTGTCGTCGGAGCCGTCGCTCCATCGGACAGGCCGAGCAGCCAATTGATGACGTCCTTTCCGGCCTTGAGGTCGAAAAGAGTCTGCTGACTGACTTCGGACGGCTTGAAGTTGAACGGCACGGAAACCTGACCCGGAGTGCCAAGGCCGGAAACGAAAGTCTTGTCTTCCGTGGCGTCAAGGTCGGTAGTTTCGATCTGGTCGGTGGCTCCGCCAAGGCCAGAAACGCCAGTCGGCGCAGAGAGCTTGACGATGGACGATCCATCCACAAAATAGAGCGCAGTGCCTTGTGTCTTCACGGTATCTTCAGCCATTTTTACTTCTCCAAAAAACCCGCAGGCGCGGGCGGGTTAAAAAACATCCTACCGGGAAAGCCAGTAGTCAATCTGAATTGCAATACGATACAGCATCGTCTCCGGCTCGCGGCCATTGATTGGCACCGATATTACATGCGCGTGTTGCTCGATTGCGTCACGAACAGCCATGGCAAGATCGACAACGCCTGAGCTTGTATCAGACCAGCAGTCAATCTGCGCAGAGCAGCGATCAACTGATGGCGTATCATCGAGTTCGTTTTCCGGGAGGCCGGAAACCAGAAACCACGTTACATAAGGCTTAAAAACGCCTTCTGGAGCATCACCATGCGGATAAATCCGATCACCAACCAGCGTTGAGACTGAGCTATCGGAAGACAAAATCGAGTAAATCGGCGGCAGCATCATCTGATCCTATTCTTCGCGGCGAGCTTCTTCACGATTCGCTCAACGCCAACCACAAGCTCAGACTCGATCACGGAGATTGCCTCTGCGGCTTTCTTCTGAAATGCCGGGCGAATCCAAGGATGCGGTCGCATGCGGCTGGTTCCGTATTCGAGAAACCGGCCGTAGAACTGTGGCGGCTCTTTTTCGTACTCAAGCCCAGCCTTCATCGATCTGACGTTTCGCTTTGTATTGGCGAATTTTCCAGACGACTTTCCGAGCCAGACGAGATACCGCTCGCCTTTGATGCTCGTAAGTTTTTTCCGGCTGACGCGAATCGCCTTTTCTAGCGCACCCGTGCTTTTCGTAGGCCGCCCGTCCTTATTCGGCTCGGCGACGATGGCGCGAACGTTTGCCTTTGCTTCATCGGCGATCAATCGGGCGCCCTTGGCTAGCGCGCGGCGAACCGGGCCGCCGCGCTTGCTGACAAGCTCAGGCGGTAAGCTGCGCAGCGTATCGAGCACTCCGTCAAGTCCAGTAAGTTTGACTTCGATCTTCACAGTTCAAGGCTCATGTTTCGCTCAGACGGAACAGGGTTCCCGTCAAGATCAAATGCCTGTAGCGGCTCGTCTTCTTCCTGTGCCAACGCTTCAAGCAAGGCATCAAGCTTCGCCTCGATGCGATCAAGCTGGTCAGGAGAAATACTTGCCACAGTGGCACCTCCGTCTAGCACGAGGAAGCGACGATCCGGGAATTGCGCAGACAGCGAATCGCGTATGTTTTTCATTTGATCGATCGACAGGATATTGTTAAACATGACGGCCACGTCACCTTCATGAAGTGTTTTTTTATCCATAACTAACTCCAGTCTCACACATCAGATTGATATGCCGCGCCAGCGTAGGATCAGGAAGCACGGCCTTAATATTGTAGATCACGCCACCGTGATTTACTCGCATCGTCGGATCAACGTCACAGAATCGAATCATGATTCTCGTCGTCACGCCGGACTGTACAGCCTGGGCGGCAACGAACTGTCGCCCAGACATCGGAACAATCTCCGCCGGCACATCCTCGAATACAGCAGACCACGATTCAACGATGCCGCCAATGGCGTCTCTCGTCGTCTGGAGCTGCTCAATGTCGATTCGATGGCGAAGTCGATACGATGTCATCAGATGCCAATCTCCCGGTAAGGCATCAGCAGTTGCTCCGCCGCTGCTCTGTACATCGTCCGCTTGTCAGGCGGCGCATCGTAGTCAGCAGAAACTAGCAAAACAACAGCCTGAAAATGATCCGGCGGAACGATCAGATCATCAATAGTCGTACTGCTCGAAAAACCATCGAATCCGCTACTCGACAGGACGCCTGTATCTAGAAAATTGAGCGCTTCGTAGCTGGCAGACTGCGCCAGACGAAGCAGCATAGCGTCGTCTGAATTATGCGTTACCCTCAACGCGGCCTTGATGTCGTCAAGCGCACTCACTCTTGTCTCTCTTCCCAGATTGCAGAAAACACAACAGTCGCCGTTAAGTTTCCTGCGTTGGTCATTTCGTAGTAATACGTTCCCGGAGAAACACCGCGCTCCGAAAGCGCCTGACTGATATTGCTCTGTCTGTTTCCTGCCTGAATCCTGATCAAGTCAATCAGCGTTCCGCCGCTGTGCGCTCCATCATAGTCGAGCGTTACACCATTCGCAATTACCGGCGCCGTCGTCATGTTGTTTAGCCGAAAAACCGGGATCGGAGCCCAAGGGCCGTCTGCCGTTCCGCCGGCATAAAGCCCTACTTCAAGCGTCGAGTTCTCGGTGGTCCATGACGTGTCGTGCAGGATTATGTTTCCAGGAACAGTAGCTCTTACCGTTGCTGATTGACCAGCCCCAAGTGTCGTCTTCAAAAACGTCCTGAACATCCTGCCAGCCCAGAATCCGGTTTGCGAAACATCAACGCGCATCCGTGCGTGATCGCCGTCGTTGTCCGTCATCAATACTTTCGGCGGGTATGCCTCAACCCTCTCGGCAAATGTTCCGTCGAGACGATCAACGAGTAACTTCCGCAACTCCTGCCAGAACGGGAAAGGCTTATTCATAAAGCGCCGCGTCCTCCCCTATCCATGCGCGAAGAATCGACCCATCAGGATCGCTCTCGCCGCGAAAATCCGGCTTGTGTCCCATACCGATCCCGCCACGTCCAGGCATGCCCTTGATACCGACGACGCGACCACCGGAGAATAGCGTTTTCTTGCCGCGAAAGTTTCGCCAAAGGTTCATGTCGATGAACTGAACGCCAGAAACGCATTCACGGCGAAGCGCGTCAATTGCGACGCCACGAAGACCAGTGCTGCACAGGCTTGAGTGCATGCAGTTCGAAAGCTTTCTGGCGCGCCTCAACTTGATGTTGTAGTAGCGCGCCATCGTTTCTCCGACAAGTTCGGCGCTGTCAAGCTTATAGCTTACGATTTGCAGCCAGTCATCTGAGTAATAGTCGTCGTCTTCCCAGACAACCAGCTTCGCGCCAGGCGTGACTAGCTTCAGTCCTTCGGCAAGGTTGCGTGCCTGAGTGTTCTGGCCAGGCTTCCAGAACGGCTCAGGGCGAACAATCACAAGCTCCCATCCTTCGCGCTTGAACGTGATCGGCTGCGCTTCCTCGCCGTCATCTACGATGATCCAGCGAACCGGGCCGGCGTAGGTCTGAGCTGCGGCAAGTTTTTCAGTGATTGCCCATGCTTCAGGTCGGCATCCTGTGGCGGTCAGCAACGTCAGCATTGGCCGACTCCAAAAACGTGCATCGGGATATTGCGCGGCTGAATTCCAGGCTCGCCGTGGTCATTCAAGCTAAGGTATATACCGCCAGCGTATTCTGTATTGATGTTATTGAATCCTGCATCTTCAAGCAGGAGGCGCAGACCGGATTGCGTGTATCGGTAAAAATCGTCCGGGAATCCATGTTCAGGGAAGGCAAAAAGCGTTGTGATGATGACCCATCCGCCTGGCCGAATCACCTTGCGAAGCTCAGGTAGCGCTTTCCATGGGCGGGCGACGTGCTCCAAGACCTCGGAGCACAAGACACCAGAGAATCTTCCGATCCACTCCTTCGGCAGATTATGGATGTCGGCGACAAGATCCACTCCGGCGCCGTCCTGCATGTCTATTCCGGTCCATTGGCCTTGAGCGAGGTCGCGGTTGTTCATCCACCACGCGCGCGCATCTGTCATTTTCGAACCAACCTCAAGCACATCATCGCCGAGCAACGTAGCGTGACGCTCGATATAGTCACGGACTCGGCCGCGAACGGAGGTCATTGGCATCTTCAGCACAACACATCCTCAAGATTTGCTCTCGGCCAGCACGTCAGCGCCGTTTCGCGCGAGCAGTTGATGATTTCGATTTCGGTCAGCTCTTCCGCCATCTGCCTAAACTTCCCGATCCACTTGTCTGCTCCGTGCGCGTTTCCCATTCCGCGCGGGTGATCGGAATGCCAATGAGCCTTGCCTCCGGTATGCTGGCAATCGAACCCCAGAAGAACGATCCGTGACGCCCCTCCTTCCGCCGCCATGCGAATGGTCGCGGCGCCAGAATTTCCGTAATTCTTAAAACCGTCATTCAGCTTCGTGACGTTGAACTTTTCCGGCTGCTGGTTGTTGCTGTAGCGATGAATTCCGGTCATCAGAACTTCGTCTCCGTAATTCCGCCACCATTGGCGGTCCATCGCAAAAAGTGCGTCAGCCCACGGCGCCGCCCGAAACGTTGTGTTTGCTACGATTACCGCTTTCGAATCCGACGACTTGCGCCAGGCTCTGACTTTTTCGCAGTCGTCTGCGGTGAGGCTTGGGCCGGAAGCGATGCAGACGACGGTGTATCCTCGCCAACGGCCACGGAGGGGCGATCCTGAGATTCCTTGGTCTCGAACGCAACAGCATCGCCGCGCTCGATCAAAAACCTGCCAAGCTGATCAGGAACATCGACAGGAACGTCTTTCCTGAGCCTGCCCATCTGCGTCAAAACCGGCTTCGCTGAGGTAACAACAATTTTCATGATGCGTCCTTTGAAAAACGGGGCCGCCGAAGCGACCCCGCTATCATCAGGCGGTGAAGTCGCCGTAACGGATGCCGGATGCACGCTCGACGCCGAGGCCGAGACGCTCTTCAGCACGGATCGTGATCAGGTTCTTCGTGAAGTCGTCGTTCACGTAGCCCATGTCGATCACGGCGCCAGCGCGGTTGTACAGCACCGTCGAAGCGCGCAGAGCGCCGACGAGGAACTTGCCGGACGCCATGTTGTTCGACAGCACGATACGCAGGCCGAACGGGTTCATGCCGGCGTTCATGCCAGGCATACCGTACAGATACTGGCCGGTGCCAGCGCCTTCACGCGTCCGTTCCATCGCGCCCCAGTCGGCCGGATTGACGATGACGGTATCCGGCATCCGTCCGATTGCCCACAGCGCATACTTCGCGCGGTTGATCGCATCGACAAGCAGGTCGTCGGAGGTCGGCGAGTAGGCGGTGAAGTTGCCGGTATCGGTCAGCCCGGACAGATTCGGCGACGTTCCATTGCCGTTCAGCAACTGGGCGTCGATCTTCTGAGCCAGGCCGTCACGCAGGCGAGTTTCGATGTAGGCAACAACAGCCGGCGCGTCAGCGAGCAACTGGTTGCTGATCTTGATCCAGTGAGCGACTGTCGTGATCGGCACGTTGTACTGTTCGAACTCGATGTCCGATTCCGGCTTCGCAGCGCCTTGCGAGACTTCGGCGGCCGAGTTCGTCCAGGACGATTCGCGCAGCGAATTGACCATGTTCGAACTGACGGCGATGCTCGGAATGACGTCGCGAATCGTCAGCGGCGCGAAATCGCCGCCGATGATGCCGGGCTTCTGCATCGGAAATACCGTTGTCGTGCCAGATGTGACGGTGTTCTTGACCTCGAAGCGAGCGCGCTGGACGTTTCCGCCGACCAGTTGCTTGAACTGCTCGGACTCGACGAACTCTTGCGCGGCGGTCTTCTTATCGACCGGGCCGGCGATGATCGTCTGTTGCTTCTGCGCCAGTTCGTTCAGCGCGGAGCTGATCGACTTGTACTGCTCCGACAGTTCCTTGACCTCGGCCTTGACTTCGGAATCGACAGAATCCTTGTCCTTCAATTGGCCCTCGAACTTTTCGATTGCGGCCTGCAGCTTCTGCTCTTGAGCCTTCAAGCCGGCCTCGATGATGTCTTTCAGTTCCATTTTTCTGCTCCTAGATGGTGATTGCGAGTTGGCGTTTCTGGAAAAGTGCAAGCAATTCTGCCTTCACTTTTTCTTCCTCGGCAACTTGCTCACCAAGCGCCAGGCGTCGAGCGCGACTTACCAGAGCTGTCGCGTCCGATTTCGAGAAGCCAGCGGCATCGCGCAGCAAGCCCTCAATGTCTTTAAGTGTCGTGCATGTGTCAATCATCGACTTGACTGCGCCGACCAGTGCATGGCGGTCTGCAGGTTCTTCGACCACGCTGATTTCAATCAGCTTGATCTCTTCAAGCAGGCGGCGTCCGTCTTCAAGATTGCTCGACCGAACCGGAATATAACCGATGCTCATTCCATCGACGGCGCCATGCTTCAGGCTTGCATACACGTCGATTGCGGTCGAATGACCGGGGGTAAGCTCACCTTCGACAAACAGTCCTTTTTCATCCGTGAAAAGATTGACCCATTTCCCGATCACCGGCCCCCAGTGGTTCCAGCGCATGCGGATAGGCCTGTCGCGGTTTGTAAGCGTCGCATCGTAGGCCTTTGGGTCGATGGTGTCGCCATATGAATCGACCATTCCGAATACAGAGGCATAGCCGGAAAACTTCATTTCCTCCCCGGCGAACTTCAATTCGAGCGCGTCAAATGCCAGTCGTTTCGTTTCCATTTCCTACCTCCGATGTTCCAATCTTCTGGCCAGCCATTTCAATCGGCACCATCGCGCCTTGGATCAACAATTTGTCGCCACCCGGAAGCGCCGGCCTGTTTTCCTCGGCGCGGGCTTCGTTCGGCGTGAGAATACCACCTGCAATACCGATGCGGTACGACTCAAACCTGCTCTTTGCATCTGATCGCAGAAGGGCATCGAAGTCAAATTCGACCTCGTGCCGGCCAGCATCAACCGGCGTCATCAGGTTCGTACGGATACTTGCTTCGATCTTTTCAAGCAGCGGGCGCAGGGTTAGCTTGTAAAAGCCCTGCATGATCTGCTCGATGCCGCTTCCCCATGTCGTACTTCCGTTGTTGTCATTGACCATGACCGAAGGTACACCGTACCACCGGCAAATCTCGCTGATCTGGAATTGGCGCGACGAGAGAAGCTCGATGTCTTGAGGGCTTAAGCTGATCGCGTCGAACTTCATGCCGCCTTCTAGCACGATCAGCCTGTCATCGGTCGTCGTCGTCAGCGTTGCGAATGACTGGCGAACCTGTTCGCGCTGCGCTGCGTTCAACACTCGATCAATCGAAAGCACGCCGGAAGGCTTCGCTCCGTTGCGGTAAATCTTCGTTGTGGCGCTCTCGGCGGCCTGAGCGATCCCAAGAGTGTTGCGCTGATAGGCAAGAGGGCTCATGCCGACAGTGCCGCTTCCCATCAGCTTAAGATGCCAGATATTTTCCGCAGCAATGACGCTTACCCCGGCGTCGTTTGTGTAGTTATATACGAGCGTTCCGTCAGAAAGCAGCATCGGCTCAACCTGGCTCGACATTATCGGCAGCAGCGAATTGATGCGGCCACCAGCCCTTCCGATGACGCAATAAGCGTTCCCATGCGTGACAAGATTTAGCAGCACCGTCTCGAAAAACTCGATCTTGTTTTGCCAGCGATTTACCTTGCCGGAAAACAGCAAGGTAAGAGGATGGTTTTCCGCAACCTCTCTGCCGTCTTCTGTCTTTCGGTAGATCGCAAGTGGCAGGCTTGATACCGTCTCTGCAAGCAATTTCACGCACGCCCACACGGCAGACAACTGCATCGCAGTGTCGAACGTTACCGGCGCAGCTGCTTCCTCGGTATATCCCATCGGCGTCGAGTACTGAACGCCGATTGCTCGACGAAGACCGCCGAGAATCCAGTTTCCAATCGGTGTGAATATGCTCATGCCCGCATTGCCAGTGGGTTGAAAATGAATCCGTCGAAGTCTCCCTTCGACGCCGGGTTAAGGCTCATCAGCGTGACAGCGTTAAAAAGCGCCATGAGCGGGTCAATTTTAGCATTTCCAGACGCCTGTTTCGTGATGATGATCGCGTTACCTCTCGGCTCGACTCGCGCGTTTCCAACACACCAGGCCATCATCGAACTTCCGTCATGACTCATCGACGCCTCGGCAAGCTTCCTCTCGGCAGTCTTGATGGCACCAGTCATTCGCCACCCCTGCGATACACCGACGATGATCTCATTCGGAACGCCCTCCGCTTCGATTGACTCAACGATCAGCCCAAGGCCAGATGGATCGACGCCGATCTTGTCTAATAGGCCAGCGTTATAGACCATTGCAACGGTTCGCGCAACCTCTAGCACATCCTGGCCTATATTTTCAACTATAGTCAGGCTTCCTTCTGTCTCGAAATCGTGAAGCCGCGAAGCCTCCTGCTTGTGGCGCTCAAGCACAGAAGGATGCGCCCACGCATGATGCCACGCGATCCATTCTCCAGACTCGGACGCGCGGCCAAGAACAGACAGGCCAAGCAAGTCATCAAGGCCGCCGCCGTCGATCCCGATATCGATCACCTCGCAATTCTTCAGCATCCAGTCAAGTGTTACGTGATTCTTTCCGGCTCGCTCCCAGTAATCGGCGCCGGCCCAGCGATCAGAGCGCAGGACCATTCCTATCTCGACGTTCGCGTGCTTGGCCATGAATCCACGGAAAGATTCTTCACCGGATGCCTTTGCCTTCCTGTATTCCCTCTCGAGAAATTCCTGATCGACAGAAAACCCGAGATTCGGATTCACCATCGAAAGATTCTTCTCTTCAAGATGCTGCCGAGATTCAACCATCTCTGGAGGGTGCTCGAAGATCACAGGAACGAAGCGCGGATCGATTATTTTTCCGTCGCGCACGTCGCGGGCGTACTGCAACTTCTGCTTGAACACGCCCGCTGGCTGGTCGTCTGACTGCGTGGTCAGGTAGATCACGAAACCTTCCGGGCGAGACGCCAGGCCGCCGATTGCCTCGCGCAGCATGTTCTCTGCGTTGGCTTGTTTTCCAAACAACCATAGCTCATCGACAAGCGTTCCAACCGACTTCTTCCCGCCGACGGTGTTCGAGTCGGCAGCAACAACCTTCAGCGTCGCCTCTGTCTGCCGGTTGGTGATCGTCCGGACGTGTGTCTGCACTTGCATCAACGCATCAAGGTCTTCGTCGTGGCGCACCATGTCGCGCGCCGGGGTAAAGGCATTCCCGGCGACTTCAATCGTCGGAGCCAGAACAGTGAATTCAGCCGAGTTCCGCCAATTCAGAATCAGCGCAGTCATCATGACAGCAGCGGCGATTGTGCTCTTGCTGTTCTTCTTCGGGATTAGAACAAACCATTCCGTGATTAATCGGCGCCCGGTTTCCGCGTCATATGCACCGAAGATAGATGCAGCGAGATCGAAAACCCAAGGCGCGCAAGACTCGCCGATGGTTGGGCTTCCTGGCGCATCAACAATTTTCAGCTCACGGAAAACAGAAAGACCACGCTCGGCCTCTTCTGGAAAAATCGGCGGCGGAATGATGCTATTTCCTGATCGTAGGCGGTCCGCCCAATCAGAGCAGGAGGTAGTCCATTCCGGAGTCACTTGGTGTTATTCGCAACGAGACGAGGCGGCGCAGATTGTGCGAACTTCCCGCCGATCTTAGCGGCAGCTTCCTTGCGCTGCTCCTTCTTTCCGATGGCCGCCGTTGCTCGCAAGTCGGCAGTGAGCAAAGCCTTTGCCGCGTCAACCCGAAGCCGAAGATCAACCTCGTCATTCTCGACAAGGTTCTCGAGAAAAACGCGATGCGATTGCTTCCCTTCTTCAGCAGAGCAGCTGATGGACGGCTGCTTCTCTTGCGGCTTCGCTGCAACCGTCTCGCTCTTTAATTCAGTCTTCCGCTTCTCCGGCGTCAGTTTTTTACTCTGGTCAGGCTTGGCAACAACCTGTTCCGCTGGATCAGGCTTTTCTTCCAGCGAGCACTTCACGCTGACAAGAATCGGCTTTGATCTTGGCCGACCAGCCCCCGGCCTCTTTCCGCCGCTCCGTCCTTTTACGCCAGCCATGGCGCTACTCCTTTTGAATGTTTCACGGGGCAATAGTAGCACCGTTTGAAAAAGTCACTTATTCAAAAAAATCCACAAACGAG